CCTGTTTGCCGGATGTATCTGCCTTGGTGATCATGCAGTCGGGCAGAGTATCCACAATTACATCCTGGTCCGGATTGGAATAAGAAATAATGACAGGAAAAGGCTTGTTGCTGTAAAAGGAGCCGCCAAGCCCCTTTTTTAAATGCTCTGCCTCATCCTTATCCAGTGTCATACTCCCGGATGCCTTGTAATTTTTACGGCCAAAGCCGCGGGGGATGGCTCCCTTGCCGTATCTCGCCTCCACGCCCCGCTCGTCATTGTAGCTGATCTCCGTGACGCCGATGGCCACTCCGGAGGGCTGCAGCTGTATCTCTATGCTCTCCCAGTCGTAGTGATTTCCGTTAATTGCCATTGTTTAAAACCTCCTATTTCAATCTGGGGTCAAACCCGCTGCCTGCATAAATATAGCTGGCATAGAGCTTAATTTCTCGGATAATGGGAATGCCGATAAGCTGCATCTCCACGGCCACGCCATTGTTCACGATGTCCTGACCGTCCGGGATGGTAACCACATAATCCGCTAACTCCTGGGGAATGGCTCCCTTCATGGTATTAAGGGCCATCTCGATATTGGCCTTAAGATAATTCAGGCCCGATGCGCCGCCTTCGGCCAGGGGATCGCCTGCCTCATCATACATACTCTTTAATGCCGCAATTCTGGCCTTGCGCACCGCCTTGAACGTAGTCCTCAACACTTCAATGTACTGGTAATCGCTGGTCACATCGGCCAGGGTCTTGGCGTCTCCCCAATAGGGGGAACTCAAGCCCGCATAATACTTGGCTGTGGCATACCCCGCTTTTTCAAGGGTCTGCTGCATCCCTTCTGTGAAGGTATCCGGCAGACGGCCCTGGGAGATCCCGGAATCCCGGACACGGCCCGTGGCCCGCATCACCGGGATAGAGAGGATTTTACCTGCCATCAACCCGGCCCAGTTGCGGTTCTGGGTGTACCCCAGGGTGTCTGTCACCTCACCAAAAGCACAGCACACAGATACAAACCGATGGGCGTACCCCTGTTTTTCTGCCACCATGGCGGCGGTCCAGTCGTTTAAATCCTCACTGGCAAAGGGCAGCCGGGATTCTGCCAGAAAAAAGGTGGGCCGGTGGGCATTCCACAAGGCATCAGCCTTGGCTCCCATGGCCGCCCAGTCCACAGAATCAGACGGTCCCACCACATAGACAAATTCCACATCATAAAGGCTCAACGGCTGTTCCAGAGCCGTCATCACGCTGGTGATGGATGGCACCGGCGGGAGCAGGTGACATTTATAGATAACCCCGGCCACCAGATCTGTGCCCGGTGCCACGGTGATGGTAACCCCGGTGTCCCCGGCTGCAATTTCTCCGTTTAACGGCACGGTTTTAGTGGCTCCAAAGGAATCCCCGTCTAAGCTCAGCTGGTAGGTGGCTTCGTTCAACGCCCCCCCGCTCATAATCTTGAGTACCAGATCCGCCGCCGCCTTCACGGTCCCGGTGATGGTGACATCCGGGCCGCCGCTGCCTGTCTTTGTGACAGGGCCGATGGGGGCTCTTACTGCAAATTCATAGACATCTCCGGCCACATGGGTACCGGCTGCCAGGGTCAAAGTGGCCCCGGTGGTACCAATAACAATCTGTCCGTCTACCGGGACAGCCGTCGCGTCTCCCCAAGTGGCGCCGCCGTCCTCAGAGACTTTGGCCGTAGCGGTGCCAAGCTCTCCGCCCAGAACAATTTCCACTTTGACATCTGCATTGCTGACAGCCACACCGCTGGCAGTGCCTTCCGGGCCTGTCCCGGTATGTTCCACATCGGCAATGTATCCACCGGCAGAACCCGTCACCGGCACGGCAATGGCAATGGGGTCCTGTCCGCCCGCGGCGAACAGATCCCGTAACCGGTCCACAAGTGGGCCGGAGCCTAAAAGCCCGTTTAGATCACTGGATTTGCCTAACAGATATCCTTTGCCAACGGTCCCCTTGCTGCAAACACCCGCAACAATGCAGGACCCTTCCACGCCGCCGGGCGCCAGTCCGCTGGTCCCGTCAACGATATATTCAAGTACGTCACCCATAGTTCAAATCTCCTTTTAAATTCTGCCAGCACCCATTTGACGGGCGCGGAACAATTCCACTTTCTCCACAAATGCCGGGTTTGTAACCTGCTTGCCCGCAGCCCATCCTGCGGCCTTAAACAGGGCTGCTTTTTCCCAGTCCTTGAGCCCCATCTCTGCCGCCAGAACATTAATATCTTCCAGTGCAGGAGGCGCTTTGCTGGTTGTTGACGGGACTGCCTTTGTGGGTTCTTTCGTCTTACCCGTCACCGTATTGGCGGGGGCATCAGCCTCTTTTTTTGTTTTTGCTTCCTTAGCCATGTCTTCTCCTTGTATTTACGTCATCAGGGACCATCATTGGTTTTTCAATGTATCTTCATTGATTACTGATTGATTACTGGTATGTAACGTTGTCTTTTACATTCACGTCCGTTATCAGCGGCACCTCAACATCCCGGCAGACAAGCCCGGTAAAGGTGATGTGCAGGGCATTGGCCCGCTTGACAAAAACTTCCACCATTTTGGATGCAAACCCGCCCAGGACAGACCGCACAGCGGCCACCCGCACCAGATCATTGGCGTCATTGGCCACCTTGTAAGGCAGTTCCATCAATAGATCGGAAACAAAGGTCTCAAGCCAGTTTTCATCATCAGCCACCACCTCGGCTCGCACGGTCAGGGTGGTCTCATATACCCGGGAACGCAGGGTCCGGTATGTGTCCGGATTATCTGTGGATGCCATGCGGGCAATGTACCTGGGCTTTCTTGCAAAGGATTGGGGCAGATAATCTAATTGCAGCCGTTTTTTCGGCAGCAGCAGGGTTTCTTTCTCCGGCTTATCCATCACTGCAGATTCGGGCAGGCCTGCACGCACAGCCGCCTCGGTGATAATTGTTTTTGCAAACGATCTCATTTAATCCCCAATAAGAAAACTGGCACAATTGTGCCGCTTCTGATTTGATTTGCAGATACCCTCATTTGATCCCCAGCCCCCGTTCCATGAACAGCCGGATGGTTTCGGCAGCTTCGTCAATATCTTCCTGGTTTATCCCGATGTAGGGTCTGGCCGGCATCGTTACCTTTTTAGCGGTTACCCACCCGGTGGGGGTCATAAACTTCAGCGCCTTGGCTCTTTTGGGTTTTATGGTGCCCCCAAACTGATGAATGGCCGCATATTCCACCCCCGTACCCACCGCCACCGCCACCGGAGAGGCCTCGTAAACAATGGAGTTTTTTAGACGCCCGGTATCCGCCAGTGTCTGCCCGTCCTCGGCTTCGGCTCTTGCGGATTCTTTCCAGGACTTTCCCTCGGGAGTTATGCCCTTATCGAATCGCTCGGTTGTGGCATTCACCAACTGTCCCCCAATGGTATCTGCCATCTCCTGGCGCTCATTTATGGCGCTCACGGCCTTACCCAGCACGCTGTTTATCTTTGAAAAATCCATGGTGAACCGTGCCCCGGACATCAGTACAACCTCCAGAGATCATCTGTGAACTGTGCATCAGGCGCCACAACACTGATAGTCCCGGGGTCCGCATCCGGCCATGGCATCAATTCCCCTTTACGGATCCGGTCCAGGTCCTTTTGTGCCTGATCAAACAGCCGCTGCAGGGGTATCCACTCATTGTTTGAGGCAGCTTCCGTATCCATCAGGCTGGTAATGTCCCCCACACACCGATACGCGGTGATGACTGCGCAAATACGTTTTAAGATAGCTGAGCTGCCCGTTTCGGGGATGGCATGCCCGCCCTGCACAACAGCCTCTCTGATTTCCTCTGAAACGCTCTCAATGGTTCTTGACACCGTCCCGGCGTTGATCTCCTCAATCTTGTCGAGATACGCCTGGAGCAAATATTCTTTCAAATCCGTTTCTGCGCAGTACAAAACCGTCATATCACCTCTTTGATTATGCCGTTACCGTGGCCCAGCAGATGGCCTTCACCACCGGTGCCGGGAAGGGTTTGCTTCGGCCCACAATCTTGATCCCGGAGGGATCTTTGGTATCAATGGGCTTGGAAAAATAAGGCAGCGGTGCCAGCTTGCCGTCCAGATCATCGAGAGCGCAGTAAAACAGCGTATGAATGGCATCGGTGGCAAAGGCCATGATTTTATTGTCAGGCACCTTGGCTGCGGCCGTCCCTGTGGCCGGGTCAATATAGGTTTCCACCATTTTTTTGATGACAAACCCGCCAATGGTGATTTCGCCCTTGGAGATTTCTATTCTCAATTTGGCCCTGGGATTCTCTCCATAGGTCTCAACGAGAGCCAGCAGCTGGTTGTACACACTGCGGCCGGCCCAGAAGTCCACGATACCGCCATACCCGGCATCCTGAATCTTTGTTTCCATTGCTTCGAGATCAAAGAAAATATTCCTTACTTTGGCTGCGGCATCATCCCACAAGGTGTCCGGGGTGTAAGACAAGGTCTCCCCAAAGGTCACGGAATAGGTGTCCAGACTGCCGCCCTCCACGGCTACCGGCCAGTCAATGGTGCCGGTAATGCTTTTAGCGGCAATCCCCTCTGCTGTCATGCGGCAGATACGGCGTAAATTGTCATCCACCATGGAAAGCCTTGCCTTGATGCTCTTCTGGTCCAGGTTCCTCATGGTGTTCAGGTCCGCCGCCGTGAAAAAATCATGGTTGGCCACCTCAAAGGGTTCGTAATCGCTCACAGAGAACGCTCCTCTTGAAATGGGCAGGGATGGGGCGCCCCGACTGATCAACGGCGCGGGCACCCCTGCGCTTGTCAAGTCACTCTTGCCCACCTTGTCAAAGGGGTGATTCACTTTCCTTGCAAAAAAAGTGTCCACCACGGTGGTGTGTAGTTTTGGCATCTCCACAAGCCGCTGTCCCACGGCTTTGGGAGTGAAATACTGTTTAAGATTCAACATAATAAATCTCCTTTAAATTGCGTAAATGTGATAGAAATGTTGCCAATTGGCAACATTTTGCCACCGGTCAAGGCACCTTTTAAATTGCGTAAAGGTGATGGATATCGAGCCGCCGGATAATAGCTGATGTGGCGGCCGTCTGAGCGATTGCCCCCACCTTCAAGTCGGCCTTTCTCACCGCACCAAATCGCACCACGAGGGCGGATGAGGTCTTAGATGTATCGGTCTGCGCGTCAAGCACAGCGCAAGGGTCCGGCTTATAAGACATGGCAACCGCCGCTTCGTTGGCAGGGGCTGTTGAAAAATTCACAGAAACAGCTCCGGTTTCATAATTGATGAACCCGGAACCGCCAGTGCCGGTGAAGTTGCCGCACCCATCGTCGGTTAGGGTAATTGCACCGGCGGTTATTTCTGCGGTGCCAGGCTCGATGCCACCCACCTCATCGGTGAAATCTGTTGTAGAACCGTCCCCGGTACCCACCGCTGTGGATACCGTGTCACAGGGCAGGTATTGGTTTGATTCATTTTTGCCTAACACCAGGCCGCAGGGCCAGATC